CTAGCCATGATCGGGTTACGGACTATGAGTTCGCAACCAAGGGTCTACAATTGGAGGTGTAAACCAACATGAGTAGTGAAACACAAACCCACATTGGTTGTCTCGTCGTCCGATCGGTCTGTGGTAAGGCAGGCAAAGGTATCCAAAAGGAGATCGAAGGTTGGATCTCCCGAAACGGGGTAGAGTGGACCACCGGAAGGCTTAAAGCCCTCTGGAACGCTGCTTTACACCTGCGCAACGGTGACACGGGTATGGCCATTAAGGCTTACCAGGAGTCTTCCATTGCGTATCACAAGGCCACTTGTTATCCGAAAGGAAACATGGGCTATGTGGTGCGGCATTTCGTGCAAGCTCGGAGACCATCCGTGCTCCGCAGATATGCTGCAGTGCTTCGCTTCTATACTTGTCTCAAACTGGATCGGGTTTCCCGAAAACAGAAGAGGAAGTTTGAAGCGAGCATCGCTAATCCGCGGCAACATTGGGATGAGCGAGTATACACTTGTTGCACACAACGTGCGGCAAAGCTCCTCGCTCGGCGGATGAAGGGAGTCGGGTTGACGACCTCCAAGGTGCGAAAACACCTTGAATCGTATGACTACGACCCTTCCAGGCTTTCGGGTTCATCATATTACTTCTCTGATGAGAAGTGCCCTCGGGATCTGAGAAATCAGCCCTATGGGAGCTTCGTATGGAGCTATATGACGAGCCTCCGTTGTCCTGACCTTGTAGGAAGACGGATGTATCAGTCCGTCGATGTTAACCTACTTGTGAGGGACTTCGGCGCATGGGTTGGAGACCAACACTTCGGCCGCATCTGTGCTCTCCAAGAGCAGGGATGCAAGGCTCGTGTTGTATACCAGCCTAATGCTCGTGTCCAAATGGCAATGTACCCACTACACAAGGTCCTCGCGAAGGCAACCCGGATCATGTATCCGGAATCCTGTGTCGAAGACCAAGTGTCTGGTGTGTACCTTGCCCTGGAACATCTGGAAGCTGGCGGGACAATCCACTCTGTGGATTTATCGTCCGCTACAGACCGGTTCCCACGTGCCTTCTCGAATCTGATACTTCGAGAACTAAAGCTTGATGAGTACGCACAGGCGATCGATGAGATCTGCTACGAGAGCAATCCCGTGGTAGGCTCAAATGAGAGCCTTAAGTACTCTGTTGGCCAACCAATGGGGTTGTATGGGTCCTTTCCCCTATTCAACCTGTCCAACCTCTTGGTCTGCGAGGTCGCCCAACAAGGCGTATCCGAGCAGGGGGGCAAGCTAACCACCTTTAGAGGTGGCTCCACCTTCTCCGTTCTTGGAGATGATGTGATCTTTTCAGATCCTGTGGTTGCCCTTCTTTACCAGAAGTTGATGTACGGGTTGGGGTGCGATATCTCACTTAACAAAACCTTTTCAGGTCGAGTTGGTGAGTTCGCAGGATTCCTTATCATGCCCGCCAAAGACGGACACTATACGGCTTTCCGGCCTTACAAGGTACCCCCAGGTGATCGAATTACCAACCCTCTGGAGTTTCTCCATGGCCTTGGTATAAAGGCATCTGGAATATCCAAGTATTGGCAGGAAATGTACGACGCTTACTCCAAAACCTTGGGGATGCGGGATTTATCCCTAACTCCCCTTGTAGGTGAGGAGCATCCAACTGTTGACTCTCAAGTCAGCAGCCAATGGATGAACGCGCTCGTGAACCGTGTATTGGCCCACGATGGCGTTAGTATGATGGATCAGGAAGATCTTCCTGATCTCAACCATGTGTTCCATGAACACATCCGGAGAAGTCCACAAACCTTTGTGGCTGATACGTACATCGCTTTGGATCGTAGATCCAAGGATAGGAAACGGAATCGCTTCCACACCCTGCGAGACGACCCCCTTATTAGGGAGTACCGACGCGAGTTTGGCTTGCGTGACACGTCCTCCTTAAAACGTGGCGCTAAGCAAAGGACCCGGTGACGGACCGTCCACCAGTAGGTCTTCTGATGGAGACCCGCGCGGCCAAGCCTCACGACCGTGAAGTCGATTGGATTGAC